CGCCGTCCAACTTTTGATTGGAAAAAAGAAACAGTTGAGCAACTTGGCAGATGGCAACCTTGGCACGAAGGGCATCGTGCGTTGTTTGATAGATTAATACAAAGAACAGGGCAAGTGTGTATTATGATTCGTGATTGTCAAGGATGGCAAGGTAGTAATCCTTTTGCTATTGACCAAGTTAAATCTGCTATTAAACGAGACCTTGACCCATTATATCAAGGACAATATGAAATACTAGTAGTTCCTAATATCACGCATATTGGCTACGGCCGCGGAGTAGGATACACAATAGAAGAAGAGAAGTTTGATGAATCTATTACAAGCATATCTGGAACAGCTATTAGAAAATCAATGGGATTAAAATAAATGTTAGGACGGTGGCACGATAAATAAACATATGGATTCATTTGTTTATCGCTGGACTAACCTAACACTTAATAAGACCTACATTGGTTGGCATAAAGGTACAGAAGATGATGGGTATATTTGCTCATCTGCTTCAGACCAGTTCTGGAAAGATTACAATAATTCTGCCTACCAATGGCAACGAGAAATATTGTTTAAAGGCACAATGCCAGAATGTCAGTTACTCGAATCGCAACTATTAGATAGTGTTGATATTACCTCTGAGAGTATTTACAATAATAGAAACAACTTAATGTTTAATCTTAATGACGAAGTTCGCGCTAAGTTAAAAGCTGCCGCACTGAAGCGTGGCGAGAATCCTGAGTATTGTAAAGCGCAAGCAGAGCGCACCCGGGCACAATGGGCTGCGAATCCAGAACGCCGTAGAATACAAAGTGAAAAAGCAAAGCAACAAGTAATGACTGACGAAATAAAAGAAAAAATAAGATTAGCAAGGGCAAATCAAGTTATCACTAAAGAGTCACGGTTAAAATCTGCCGCTACTATCAAAAATGCTCCTAACATTGTATGTCCGCATTGCCAATCAACCGGTAGATACTTAGGTAGTATGAAAAAGAAACACTTTGATAACTGTAGTGTTAAATGAATCTGCAACTAGTATTCGTAAAGAACTTGGTTTGAAATGAAAAACACTGAAAGATTCAGTGCATAATCACTCTATTAGGTAACTCAGAATCATAACCTTTATCTTGAATTTCTTAAAGGTATAAGTAATATATGTTGACAAGTATGTATTAGTAATATATAATTGTCTATATCTAAACAGTGGTATCTTTTATCAAGTGTATGCTAGTCAAGGGTATAATAAAACCTTGACTTCTAAAATTAATACTGTATAATATCAACTATGCGATCAACACTACACATATTGGCCAATCCATTTGGCATCACACATACACGTTATAGAATGGAACCCTTCAATGTTGCTGTGATGAAGTTCATCAACAACATGAAGTCAAAGGACTATGACCTCGTACATTACGGACATGAATCAGCAGATGTAGATTGCGAACAGGTCACCGTAGTAACTAACAAAGAACTACCACCGCCCGCTGACAACGATTTATTCTTAAATAAGTTTGAGTTATCAGATCCTTTCTGTCAGAGAGCAAGTGCTGAGATTGGTAGACGTAAGAAACCCAATGATATGATATTGTCATTCTACGGTTCTTGCCAACAACCTGCTACACTGGCACATACAGAGTTATTCATAGTAGAGCCCAGCATTGGTTATTGGCCCAGCAGTATTTTTGCACCCTACAGAGCATTTACATCTAATAGTCAGATGCATTACTATTATGGTATGAATGAGATGTTGTTGAATCCCAGTTGGTATGATGCCGTAATACCCAATGCTTTTACAGTAGATGAATTTGAATTCTGTGAGGATAAAGAAGATTACTTCGTTTATCTGGGTAGATTAAACTATGACAAAGGCATTGACCTCTGTATACAAGTTACTAGACATTTGGGTAAGAAATTAAAGATAGCAGGACCGGGTAATCTAAAAGGCATGGGCTATAATGAAGTACCAGACCATGTGGAACTAGTGGGCTATGTCAATCCCGAACAACGTAAAAAATTGCTAAGTAAGGCACAGTGTTTAATGGCACCAACGCACTACATTGAACCCTTTGGTAACATCGTAGTGGAAGCAATGATGTGTGGTACACCAGTTCTAACTACTGACTGGGGTGGTTTTGTTGATACCGTTGTACCGGGTGTCACTGGCTACAGATGCAAAGATTTTAAATCGTTCGTTGAAGCCGCCAACACGGTGCATTTATTAGATCCTAAAAATTGTAGAGAATGGGCTGTACAAAATTTTAGTGACGAAGTAGTGCATAATCAGTTTGATGGTTGGCTACAAAAAATATTAAGGAAAAATTTCTATTATGTATAAAATTTTTAGTAAAGTAGACCCCACTAAATTACTTCATGTAATTAATCGTGGTGAAGAGATCGTGGGTAGAACTGATATTGCTGATCCTAGTCAATTTTTACAGTTAGCAACATTACGTTTCAATAAGGGGCACACATTTAGACCACATCAACATATCTGGAAACCAGCACCAGCAGAACAAGTTATTGCACAGGAATCCTGGGTAGTTATTCAAGGTGCCGTCAATGTACTGTATTACGATATAGATGGTACTTTGTTGGAGACACATATTATCCGTTTGGGAGATTGCTCCATGACATTTGAAGGTGGACATAACTATGAGATCTATGAAGATGATACCGTAGTGTATGAGTTTAAGACAGGACCTTATCAAGGACAGGAGTTAGATAAGACATTCCTATGATCCAAGGCACCGATGTTGTCATAAGCGACTCTGCTGAGATAACAAGACCACAACTGTGTAGTATAGGGAATCATGTGGCAATTGATTCTGGATTCTATTGTACTACACAGTTGGTCATCGGTGACTATGTTCATATAAGCCCACACGTGGCAGTAATAGGTGGAAAGACTACTGGATTGTTTATTGAAGATTTCTGCTTCATTAGTGTGGGAAGTAAAATGATTTGTGGATCAGAACTATTTATGGGCGATGGCCTAATAGGCCCCTTGATCCCAGATGAGTTTAAGGACCGGCAACATCTAGCACCTATCCATCTAAAACGATTTAGTGGTGTATGTGCTAATAGCGTAGTCTTACCCGGAGTTACATTAGCAGAAGGATCAATCCTGGGTGCTAATTCATTATTAAAGATCAACACAGATCCCTGGACTATATATGCTGGTAGTCCTGCTAGACCTATCAAAGTTAGAAAGAAACTGATAATGTATGATTATGCAAAAAGATTAGGATATACTTATGACTGAATTTACAAGTTGGCCATCGGGTAAACTACCCAAAGAATTTCAGAGACCTGAGTTAGATCAGGTCAAAGCATTGGGATATGATTGGCGCGATCCACGTGATGTCATAGATGCTTTTGAGAAAAAAGTGGCGGCATTTGCCGGAGCCAAATATGGTGTTGCCGTAGATTGCTGTACACACGGAGTATTTCTATCACTACAATATCTAAAAGCTACAGGCACAATAACTATACCAGATAGAACCTATGTCAGTATAGCACAACAGATTGTACACAGTGGATGTCAAGTGGCATTTGAGGATATTACCTGGACAGGTATGTATCAACTAAAACCCTATCCCATATGGGACGCAGCCACACGTTGGCACAAGGGTATGTATAAGGGTGGATACCATGTGACCAGTTTTCAATTAAAGAAACGAGTACCAATTGGGCGTGGGGGTATGATCCTAACAGATGATCCCGAAGCCTATCGTTGGTTAAAGAAAGCCTGCTATGACGGTAGAGATTTAGACATTCCGCAATGGGATGACGACTACGAGATCATGGGTTGGCATTATTATATGACTCCAGAGGATGCCGCACGTGGTATTATACTCATGGATCAGGTACCCGAAATTACAGAAGATTGCGGTGGTAGCACACATTATACACCCTTATCTACTAGAACAATATTTAGGAAGTAATATGACTAAAAAGGCATTAATCACGGGCATTACAGGGCAAGATGGCAGTTATTTGACTGAATATTTGCTTAGTCTAGGTTATGATGTATACGGCGTAGTTCGTAGGCATAGTGTAGCAGAAAATCAGAGTTCTAGGATAGCACATCTAGATAATAAGATTACTCGCATCTACGGTGATCTAACTGATGAATGGAGTATTAGTAAAATTATAACAGAGGTACAACCAGATGAGATCTATAATCTGGCTGCCATGAGTCATGTGCGTATTAGTTTTGATATGCCGGCCTTCACAATTAAGACTAACGCTTTGGGTGTGCTGACTATGCTTGAAGCATATAGACAGTTCTGTCCTAATGCCAAATTCTATCAGGCTTCAAGTAGTGAGATGTTCGGTAACAGTATTGATTCAGATGGTGTACAGAGACTTACTACTCCAATGACTCCGGTTAGTCCCTACGGTTGTAGTAAAGTCATGGGATACAATCTAACTAGACATTATCGTGATGCTTACAAACTACATACATGTAATGGCATCCTGTTTAATCACGAAAGTCCACGACGTGGTACTAATTTTGTAACTAATAAAGTAGTTAAAACTGCTGTAGAGATTAAAAAAGGATTAACTAATAAGTTAGAGTTGGGTAACTTAGATAGTTGTAGGGACTGGGGACATAGTTATGATTATGTTCGCGCTATGTATATGATTATCAACAATGAGGTACCACGTGATTGGATAGTAGCTACTGGGCAATCAAGATCAGTAAGAGAATTATGTGATTACACATTTAAGGCATTGGGATTAAACTATCAGGATTATGTAGTACAGGATCCAAGGTATATGCGTCCAGAGGAATTAAAGTTCCTTAAGGGTGATAGTTCTGAGATTAGATCAGTATTGGGTTGGCAACCAAAGTATACATTTGAATCAATGTTGGATGAAATGATTGACCACTGGCAACACCATGTATGATATTAATCAAATAGGCTATATGCCTGCATATAGTGGTAACCCTCAATATAGATTTACTAGACAGTTTAACCAACGGGTTAGCGTCAGTTTTGATGATATTCAAACTGATCCTGATGCTGACTATAATGTACTTGTGCAATGTGAACCACCACAGTTGTATATAGACTTTAAGGGTATGGTCTATAATAACTATAATAAATTTGACTTAATATTATCATATGATGATAGACTACTAGAGTTACCTAATGCGAAAGAGTTTTGTCCAGTGGGATCCTGGGTGGGTGAACTGCCCTTAGATAAGCGTAATCAGATCACATACCTAATGAGCAGTAAAATTTGGACACAGGAACATCGTATGCGATTTATGATCCTTCGTAGACTGGGACACTTAAAACAGATTAGGGATTTTGAATTCCTAATGCATCGTAGCCCACCCAGAGTTGTATCCAAGGAACCATTCTTTACCAATGCCAAGTTTCATATTGCCTGTGAGAATCAGGTTATGACTAATATGTTTTCAGAGAAATTATTGGATTGTTTTAGAACTAGAACAGTACCCATATATTATGGGTGTACCAATCTAGAGAAGTATTTCAATGTTGGTGGAGTTATTAGATTTAACAATATTACAGAATTTGAGAATATTATGACCAATCTAACTCCAGATCATTATGAACAACTATTACCCTACGTAGAGGAAAACTATCAGAGGGCTAGACCCTACTGGGAGAAATCAGTATTTCAACGGATAGAAGATATTATCTGCACTTCCTTTGCTCTAGATTAAACAAATTATCCAAAACTGAACGTCATAGCAAGATAAGTATTATTATCAACTAGGAACTAATATGAGAACCAATGTAATTATCACAGATGATTTTTATAGCAATCCAGATAGTGTTAGACAATTTGCCCTACAGCAGGAATTTAAAGTTCGTGGAAACTTTCCTGGATCTAGAACAGATACATTTCTAAATCAAGATGTTAAAGATACAGTACAATCTATTCTATGGAATGCCGCAGGAGAAGTGACGGAATGGAATGCCAAAGAAGCACTCACTGGTAGTTTTGAAATAGCGACTGCATTGGATCGTAGTTGGATACATACAGATCATTTCAATACCTGGGCTGGAGTTTGCTATCTTACACCAGATGCACCAGTCAGTGGTGGAACAGGTTTATATATGCACAAGAGGACTGGTGCTAGAATTGCATCAGAATTAACGGATTATGAAGCGCAGGATATGACCAAATGGGAGTTACACGATAGAATTGGTAACCGATATAATAGGTTAGTATTATATCGTAGTGATCTATTCCATACAAGTTTAGATTATTTTGGATCTGATAAAACAAATTGTAGACTATTTCAATTGTTTTTCCTAACCACACAATATTAAGGAATAACATGATAAACATAGTACCTAATTTTTTAGATCAACCTGTATTAGATAGTCTTACCAAGAAGTTTGAAGATTCCAAAGGTAAGAATGTATTTGAAGTAAACAACATGGGGCGGTGGGGTGCAGGACTAGAGGCAGGTTCCTATGCACCAGTACTGATCCTAAACATTGACGAACATAAAGAATATCTATTGCAAAAATATAAGTCAATGAATCCAATTTTTAATGGATACAATAACCTTACTTGTTTTATGCATATATGGTTACCGGGTAGTCAGATTAATTTTCACCATGATGCATCAGATCTCAATCCAAGATTAAGTAGTACCATCTATATCAATCCAGAATGGAACTGGAATTGGGGTGGATTGTTCCTATATGATGATCCAGAAGAAGGACAGCGATGGGTATTTCCACACTATAACAAAATGATTTGGTTCGTTCCTCCCATCTATCATTCAACTAGCATGGTCACAAACTCTGCAGAATATCCACGTCTAAGCATACAATGCTTCTTTATGAAGAACTAATATGGAACTAGACAACTGGTTCCCCTCTACTATAGGTAGGGAGATGCATCCTGAATGGATTAATCCCATGAATAAACTATTGGATGGTATATTCAATGTACCTGATAAGAATGTCAATAAGGATTTCTATTACAATGGTGAGACTACTTACGGAACTAGAAGCCTATTAGATGATCCTAATTTCACTACATTCATTGAGTTCGTTAAAGGCAAAGGTAAGGACTTTCTAAATGTCATGGGCTATGATGCTAATCGTGTGCCCTGGAAACCCTACTTCTTTGCCAACAGTTTTTTAGAAGGTAGCAACCATCCTAAACATCTACATAGCCAATGTACACTAAGTGGTATATTCTATCTAAAGACTCCACCCGGCAGTAGTAATATTATATTCCATCCCAATCAACCATTCAAAGATTTCTTTGATTATATGTTCTTTGTCAAAGAGAGAACCTGGCATAATATGGCCACAGTGGAATACACACCTGAACCAGGATTATTACTTTTATGGCCAGCGTGGTTGTATCACGAAGTGCCGCCCAATCATAGTACAACACCACGTACCAGTATAGTGTTTAACTTATAAGTTTTTCGTGAACTTTGATTTTGTCTTGATTGGCTTTGAATTTAATTGTTCGCCAGACTCCGGGATGTAGGGGTTTAGGATGATCTTCTAGAGTTACCCAACACCAACCACGATGTTCTTCGTTTAATACCGGAGTAAATTCTTCTTCAACTTTGATAAGGAATGTATGATAAATAAACCGCCCGTTATCACTAGTAAATTTCTCAATAGGGAGTACTTTTGCATCAATAATCTCGCCTCCCAATTCCTCGTTGATTTCTCTAACCAATCCATGTAGTACTGATTCTTTGTATTCAATCTTACCTCCAACAAGGCCCCAGGTTCCAGCGTATCTACCTTGAGCCCTAAGTAGGAATAGATATCTTTTTGTTGAAGTACAATAGATAAACGAACCGCAGTTGATTTTTAAATAATTAGTTGCCATTTGCCTGCAGGATAGAAACCTTCATAACTCTTTGCCCAGTTTTGCGAATTCCATACATACTGGATTCCAGTGGTCATGTTAGTCATATAGCTCACTTGATTACGTGCGGCAGTACTTGCTGAATTGAAACTCACGAACCAGTGTTGACCATTGTATTGAATAATATCATTAGTATATGCTACTAACGGTGTGTTGTCAACACCTACCCAGTTATATGTGGGATTGGTATTGCCACTACTGACATAGTCATTAACTAAAAGATATCTCGTACCGTTAGCTAGTTGTTGCAGATCTTTATTAGGACGTGAACTCTGTGGATCTATAATAGCATTTACTGGTGCCAATGTATTACTGGGTAATGTATTTAATTGCGGAGTCCAAAGTAAGGTAGTATCATCTAGTGGATTGTATGCTACTGTTCCCACTACTTCACCACCATCTGCCATCTCTAATAGTATCTGACTTGACCCACCTATTAGATTACCATAGACATTTATGAGATTACGCCAGGGTTCACTGCCACCTTCTTTAATAACTACTTCATTAAATGCTATACGATCATTAATCTTAACAGTGACTGCATTATTAGTAATAACGGTGCCACCGTTAACTGATAACACCTGACAACCACTAGTAACAGGATTAAACGAATCAAATCCCACATTAGATACTGTAGCACCTGCGGTAGTTGATAGTTTTACCTGAGTATTACTTACGATGTTGGCCACCAACCCCAGTTGTGCATAAACATTACCACTACTATATAACATATTGCCCACTGACAATGAGGATAAGAATGATGTGCCATTACCCACTATGACATTACTTGCAGTATTGGCAGTGATAGTTCCTAAACCACATGTTGATATTCCTGATACTATCATACCAGGTTCAACACCTGTAGAGTTATCAACTGTTATAGTAGTATTAGCAGATACATTAGCAGTGACTTGTTTAATAAATTGTTGTCCCAGTTGATTAATCACTGGTTGACTATATCCCACTAATTGTAACTGATTGTGAAATAATATCACACCATATTGTAGTGGAGTGATATATTGCTTGCTCATTAGATTTGTTTCATTAAATATTGCTTCATCTATATTACCATCAGCATTAAAGATATTGGCAATGATCTTCTGAATTACACCAAACTTCTTGATTAGGGCGGGACCACTAATATAGATTGGTAAATCAAATGTTAATGTAGCGACATCAATGGGCGTATCAGCACCTACTGGAATAGATCTGCTACTCCATTGCACATCTGTCAGTAATATATATGTAATACTAGTCCAGTCAATATAGTTATCTGTACTCTGTATTTCCAATGCTGGATTAAACAGCGTAGTCAACTGTTCCAATAACTGTAATTTCTGTTCTGTGTTGCTAGTCCAAATATCTAACTTTAAAGTTAGTTTATATGGTACGGGCATTAATCTCTGAACATTAATAACATCACCCTGTTGGGTACTATAAGTACCGGTTGATGAATCAAAATATCTTTCACGAACAGACATAGTATCTACAAATGTAGGATTAAGTACACGTTCACGATCGTAACCTAAATTACTAATATAGACAGCCATGGCAGGGACAGAATTTAAACTGTTCTCACTATTCTGTCTAATAATGGTAGATGCCTGTCTACTACTATCGCCGTATATTACCGGAACTCGTTGTAGGGCTGTGATGCCCTGACTGTTCTGTCCAAATTGAACTTGAAAGTTACTGACCATACGGATGAACTGTATGATATACCTTCTAATTTGTGAATCATAGAAAAAACTCTGCAAACTCATTATATATTCCCTTTTTTTACGGCTTTACTAGTCTTTTGCGCCGCACTCATATTAACTATCAGCCTTTGGCGTGAGAGCCTTACTGAGGCTCTGTCTGGTGGGTAGTGTTTGACCTTCATGATTTGTATATGTGGAATTATCGTTGACAAACTTACTTTTCTGTGTCTGGTTAGTTGAACCGGGTGTAAGGTTAGTTCTAAGGTCATCCTGTATAGCAGTCCATCTTGTACCGTCATATCTAAATAATCTATTAGGCACGTAGTCTGTCCTTAGGCAATAATCACCTATGTTTGGTGCATTGGTAAATGCTGTTCCGGCAATTACTGGATAGCCATCCGGGGCATTTTGATCACCACCTAGATATGCAACAATGGCCACATCAGGTGTAGTTGCCTGTGTTAAAAAGTCCACGGTACTATTAACGAGGACTACAGTAGTATCCACTGTCTGACCTGTAGGATCACCTGGTGAACCATCTGGATTAACTGGTAGGTTATATAGGGGATCAATATTAGTGCCACTCTTGGGTACATCAATTTCAGCCTGTTGTATAATGGCATCATTGATTTGATTAAGTTTAGAAAACGTACTCAATATCTGTCCAATAGGTGTATTGTTAGCATCACCAGCACTGATGTTGTTGAGTATGTCTTTATATTCCTG